AATTACAAGAACGGTTAAAGACATTAAATGAATCATACTATGAGTCATTTAAAGATGATATTGAAACAAATTATAGGATAGCCCTTTCATATTCAAATTTTGCTAATAACCTATTAACTGCCCTAAAGCAAATTCCATTCATAGAATCTGTATGATTTGATAATATCACTGCTTTCCGACGGATGACGCCAACACTGCTTTCCTTTGTTAGCCCCCTGTTGTTGTATAGCTTTACACGTCTCGGATTCTTCCATTAAAACAATTGGATATTGGTATTCAACATCACATTGTATTATTTTATCCATTTTACACAAACAACTATTAGATATAGTCGCCAAACTATTAATTGGAATACGCAAGTCCGCCCATGCCCGACATCACGCGGAGAACGTTGTAGTTGACCGCATAGATCCGCACCTTGGCTGTGTTCTGGTTACGAACCGTGTTGACCGATAGCGTAAGATTGAGCGTAGCCTTGTCAATGCGCGAGAAGTTGCACGTGCCGCTGGGCTGGTGCTCCTCGGGCTTGAGCGCAAACGAGTACACGTTGATGCCCACCGACGGCGTGCGCGTGTGGTGCTGGTACGGCTGCACACGGTCAAAGTAGGGACCTTCACGCTCCGAGAAGCGGTCCTGACCGTTGAGCTGCACCTTGGCAACCTCTACGGGGTTCTTGCCCTCGCACTTGACACCCGACGCCAAGATAACCTTGGCAAGGAGGTAGTTCGTCGTACCCTCGAAGATGCGATCATCATCACCAAAGTCGGTGCCTGTCGTGTAGATGCCCGAGCCCGTCGAGAGACCCGCACCCGAAGCGGCACCGAGACCGAACGGAGGTCCTGGCGCCCAGAACTGACCAACCGTACCCGCACCCGAACCGGACGAGGTGTTGGCGAAAGCAGGTAAGCCGCTCGCACCACCGTTGGTTGCGAGCGCGCCGTTGCCGAGCGTGTTCGTAACAATGCCCTCCGTGGACCAGTCATCCGAGTAGTTGAACGGCTGCTGACCCGCCGCCTCCTGAATCCAGGGGACCGGGGGAGAGTTGCAGTCAACGAACGAATCGCGCTGGACAACCCAGATAAGCTCCTTCACGGGGTGATTGAAGTTCATCTGAATCTTGTTGGACGAAGCCGTCACCGTCTCGTCGCCCGTGAACTGTACCTGGTCAATGAGGTACTCGTGCGACTGCTGGGCGAAGCGGCGGCGCTCCTCCGTGTCGAGGTAGACGTAGTCAACATACAGCGATGCCGCAACAAGCTGGAGCTGGCTGATCGCCGAAACACCGTTGCCGAGGCTCTGGATTGTGCCAGACGCGCTAGCGATACCCGCGCCAGTCGTACCGGCGGAATACGCGTTATCACCATAGCAGCAGTTGTAGTTCTGCTCGAACTCAACATTGATGCGCACCTCGTGGTACTGGAGCGCGATGAGCGGGATGGCAAGACCGGGGTTGCGGCAGTACCAGAACTGGAGAGGGATGTAGAGCGTCTTCATCGGCGTACCAGCGCGCGACATGCAGCTGTTCGTGAGCTCAGACGCAGCGCACGTGGCATCGAGAGCGATACCCGCAGACGTCTTGAGAAGGACGAGATCCGCAGAGTTGCCGACCATCTCATCAAAGCTGACCTGCGTGCCAACGGGCTGCGTGAGCTGCGTCCAGATCTGCATCCAGTCGCCATACTGGCGATCAATGCGGGAGCCGCCAATCTCGATCTCCACCTGCTTAATGAGGCGGTGACCGACATAGTTGAGCCAGCGGAAGCGATCACCCTGAACCGTGAGGGCGACCTGGGGGAGCGTGACCTGGATGTACGTGCGGTACATGAGATCCGCGTTACGCGAGATAACAGCCGTGACGCGGCGACCAAAGTCAGCCTGACCGTTGAACGTTACCTCAATCGCCTCCATGGCGAAGTTCGTGTGGCGCTTGTAAAGCACCTTCCAGAACGTAATCTGAGGATTGCCCGAAATGTAGATATCCTGTGCACCATACGATACAAGTTGCATTAAACCTCCACCCATCTTGTTGTTATGATAAATTGCAACATAAAAATAATTTCGCGACCACGGCGGCGAGTCTAAGATAATTAACGCGGTTGTATCGCTTAAAATAAAATATAGCGTTTAATATTTAATGCAAAGACCGTACCCAATTCTTCCACCTCCGCCACAGAAAAAGCCAATTTGTGTAATTCCATTCCCTGGATCGGGTAAAAAGGCTGTTCAAACATTCAACCCACGGGAATACTGGGCTTGGGGGGCTAATTTAAACAAAAACTGTGCCGCTTTTTCAACTTACAAATAAGTTTGATGTGTAATACAAACATGAGTAATACCGTTAGACTCGTGTCGGCGTCCGATATAACGGCTCAAAAAAAACGACAAGGGACCACAGAAAGGTACAACGCAATGAAAGAACAGAATATTTTGCCAATCGGTGGGATACCGTTTGCAGATTTGTACGATATTGCACACGCGACCTCATGTTTTCAACCAGCTGGTACAATATTTGAATGTCCTGTTTTTATTCCTACGTCTATTCCTTCTTCTATTCCTCCTATTCGAAATCGCAGTATTCAGATGGATACTACTACCAACACCGTCAGACTCACGTCGGCATCAGATGTCACGACACGCAAAAAACAACAGGGGACCACAGAAAGGTACAACGAGATGCAGCAACAGAATATTTTGCCAATCGGCGGAATCCCGTTTGCAGATCTGTACGATATTGCACACACATCTACAGTCTATACAGACCAAACAACAGCTTGTATCCCGTGCGAAGGAAATGTCAATTTTGTTCTTCGACAGTATAAACCAATACCTTCGCCATCTTCGTGCGATCCAAATGCTTGGTTAGATACTCCTACAAATAAGTTTGCTATGGCTGGGTATGGAGTTATATATGGTGGCGGTATATGGGTTGCGGTTGGAGAAGCTACTATTCCAATAAAGCATTCTCTTGATGGCATAACTTGGACTGATGCTAATATAAGTATAGTACCATACTTTCACGTAGGAAATGATGTTGCATATGGCGGTGGTAGATGGGTTGCAGTTGGGACAGACAGTACGATAGTAAGGTCATTTGATACCGTTAATTGGACAGTTCCTCCCGGATTAGTTGGATTTGACGATATTGGAAATAGAGTAGCATATGGTATGGTAGGTGGAAGTCCAGGATTTATTGCAGTTGGTGCTGATTCTGGTGGAAAAACAATAAAATATTCGAACGACGGGGTCGGGGGTTCATGGACGGACGTCACATCTGGTGCGTTTAGCACATCAGGAAACGGTATAGCATACAGCGATGGATTATGGGTTGCTGTCGGTACTGATTCTGGTGGAAATACCATAAAATGGTCATACGATGGATTGATATGGAACAATTCTATAACAGGCGCATTTATAGGAGGTATTGATGTAGCATACAACAATGGACTATGGATAGCAGTAGGAGACGATGCAATTGCAACAATAAAGGGGTCTCTGGATGGACAATATTGGATTGATTTATTATCGGGAACTGATGTAAAGTATAGTGTTGCATACGGTGATGGTAGATGGATTGTAGGAGGGTTAAATACAATAATATATTCAGACAACAGTGGAGGGAGTTGGTCTAGTATGACAAACGCATTTTCAGGTATTGCATATGGTTCAGCATATGGAGATGGCAAATGGGTTGCAGTTGGTGTTGATGTTGATTCTGCTGGAAAAACCATAAAAGTAATTGAATGCCCTGCGTCTATTCCACCAACAGCACCACTGGTTACAGATGTCGCTGTTGGAGATGGGGATACGATATTGGTCAGCTATAATAATGGTGTTAATTGGACACATACTGGAATCTCTGGAGAATTTACTCTTACTGGAACTGGCGTAGGTTATGGATTGGTCGCAGGTTTTCCGGGTTGGGTTGCGACTGGAGTTATTGGTGGTAATAACCCGATACTTGCATACAGTAATGATGGTCTGAACTGGACTTTCGGAACAGGAACTACATTTGATGTTTCTGCAAACTCTGTAGTGTTTAATGGAGTTGGTTGGCTTGCATTAGGATCAGGTTTTAGTAATAAGATATTGAAAAGCGCAGATGGTATTGATTGGTCTCCTATTGCAGAATCTGTTTTTACTTATAGTGGAAACCAAGCAGCATGGGATGGAACGAAGTGGAATGCAGTTGGACAAGCTCAAACGTCTGGTTATGATACGATGTTTACTACAACAGATCCAACAGGTAATACCGGATGGACACCAGTTCCTTCTGGATTGTTTACTACAAAAGGAAACGGTATAGCATTTAACGGATCCAGATGGATAGCAGTTGGAAAGGGAGATGGATATAAAATGAAAACTAGTACCGATGGTACTACATGGACAGTTTCTGGTATCTCGGGGTTTAATACAACAGAAGGTAAACAAGTCGCATTCAACGGATATTACTGGATTGCGGTTGGATTAGGTGGGTTTATTTACAAGAGTACTGACGGTCTTGCATGGACATCTCATAATAGTGTACAGACCAACACATATACTATAATATGGAACGGGCTCTACTGGATTGCAGGAGGAGATGGAACTTCTACAATTGTGATCAGTCAGGATGGTGAGACCTGGACATCCGCATCCGGAACATTGTTTGCAGATGTGGCATTGGGTGTTTGCCCTCGCAAGACATTGCTTCCACCGCCTTGCACATTCAA